CTGCCATACCGGCAGCGTCTGAGGAATACCCGATGTTTCCCTCGCGCGTGCGCGTCCGCAGATTTCCGCAGCGTTTTTGAGGTGGCCCGATGAAGCGAGGACCGAAGCCGATGCCCGAGGCCGCCAAGCGGCTGGCTGGCAACCGTGGCAAGCGAAAGATCCGGCCGGATCTGCCGGCACCGCCAGGCGTTCCCCCGATGCCGGCCCGGCTGTTGGTCGAACCGCTCGCCGTCGAGAAGTGGAACGAGTTCGTGCCGATCCTGTCTGGCCTCGGCACGCTAACGACTGCCGACGGCGAAGCGTTGGCCACTTTGTGCGAGGTGTACGCTGCCACGCAGGCGTGCCTGATGGAGCTTCGGGCCAGTGGTCCGGTGATGCACACCGACCTGGGCGGCGTAAAGCCCAACCCGGCGGGACCCTTGTATCGTGGATTAGTGAGCCTGCAGGCGTCGCTAATGGGCGAGTTTGGGTTGACACCTACCAGCAGGACACGGCTCGGTGCCAAGGAAGAAAAGCCAACCGACGAAGTCGAAGAGTTCTTCAAGCTCCACGGTGCCTAATCTCTGCGAGGAAGGCGAGCGGCGTTACCGCCGTGTCGTGCACTTCTTCGAGAACATCCTGCGGCACAGCAAGGGGCAGAACGCCGGCAAGCCGTTCAAGCTACTGCCGTGGCAGCACCACGTCATGCGTGAGCTCTTCGGCCGGCTCACGCCAGAGGGCATCCGCCAGCATCGAGTTGGGTACATCGAGCTACCCAAGAAGCAGGGCAAGAGCACCACGCTGGCCGGCATCGCTCTGTACATGACGGCGTTTGACTCCGAGCCGGGGGCCGAGGTCTACGGTGCGGCCTGCGACCGAGAGCAGGCGGGCATCATCTACCGTGAGGCGGCTTCGATGGTGCGAGCGTCGCCGGCTCTCAGCAAGCACCTCGAGGTGATCGACAGCCGCAAGACCATCATTCACAAGGCCAGCAACTCGTTCTATCGGGTGCTGTCGGCCGATGCGTTTCGGGCCGAGGGGCTGAACATCCACGCCCTGCTGTTTGATGAGCTCCACGCCCAGCGTGACCGGCGGCTGTGGGACGCCCTGCGGTACGGCGGCGCGGCTCGCCGATCGCCGCTGCTGCTGTCGATCACCACGGCCGGCTACGACCGCAAGAGCATCTGCTGGGAGCAGCACGCATACGCCGAGCGGTGCATTGCGGACCCGTCTGTGGACCCGGCTTTCTTCGGGTGCATCTACGCCGCCTCTCCCGAGGACGATTGGAAAGACCCGCAGACGTGGCACAAGGCCAACCCGTCGCTGGGCGAGACGATCACGGTGGAGTCGTTCGCAGCCGACGCCCGTGAGGCCGAGCAGTCGCCGTCCAAGCTCAATAGCTTTTTGCGATACCGGCTGAACGTGTGGACGACGCAGGACGTGCGGTGGTTGTCGCCCGATGCGTGGGCGAAGTGCGGCGGCCAGCTGCGTGACGAGCTCGAGAAGCGTGAGTGGTACGCCGGGCTGGACTTGGCCAGCACCACGGACTTGTCGGCGTTGGTGCTCGTGAGCCAGGCCGACGACGGCACCTTCGACGTGCTGCCGTATTTCTGGGTGCCAGAGATAAACGCCGCCGAGCGGACGCAGCGGGACAAGGTGGACTACATCGGATGGATCCGTGACGGCTACATCCGAACCACTGACGGAAACGTCACGGACTACGAGGTGATCCGGCGAGACATTCTTGAGCTTTCCCAGAAGTTCAACATCCGGCAGGTGGGTATCGACAGATGGAACGCCACCATGCTCGCTACCGCCCTGCAAGGGGACGGGGTGAATGTGACAGGATTTGGTCAGGGTTACGCCTCAATGTCGAGCCCTGCAAAGCAGCTGGAGAACCTCGTGCTCTCGGAAAAGATCCGGCACGGCGGCCACCCAGTGCTGTCGTGGATGGCGGCGAACGTGGCGACACAGAGCGATTACGCCGGAAACATCAAGCCGAGCAAGCAGAAGTCAACGGAGCGTATCGACGGAATCGTGAGCCTCGTCATGGCACTTGGCCTCCACGCTACGGCGACTGCGAAGCCAGCAGACCAGTCCTGGGACATCATCACGCTATGAGCGAGACAGCCACCAACGACTACCGGATGCACGAGCTCCGTGGCATCGACTGGAGCGAGATGGGCGGTGGCCGCACGTCTTCGGGCATCCGAGTGAACGCCGACACGTCGATGGCCTGCTCGGCCTACACGGCGTGCATCCGTGTCATTTCGGATTCGGTGTCGTCCCTGCCGCTGCATCTGTACGAGCGGGTGGCTACGGGCGGCAAGCGTAAGGTGCCCGAGCACCCGCTGTACCGACTGCTGCACACGCAGCCGAATCCGTGGCAGACGGCTCAGGAGTTTCGGGATTGGATGACCGGGCTCTACCTGCACTACGGGGCGAGCTACGCCGAGAAGCGGCCCGGCCCCCGTGGCACGGTCGGCGAGCTCTGGCCGCTGCACTCGTCACGGATGGAAGAGGAGCGGCTGGAGAACGGCCAGATTCGCTACCTCTACCGTGAGCCGGATGGCCGGCAGACGGTGTACCGCCAGGAGCAGATCTTCGCCCTGCGGTACACGACCAGCGACGGCATCCACCCGATCCCCACGTACCGGCTGTTCCAGAACGCCATCGGCTTGGCTCAGGCGTTGGAGGCACACGGGGCCACGTACTTTGGTAACGGTGCCCGGCCCGGCATCGTGCTGGAGAGCGACAACCCGATTCCCGTCGAGGCGGCCGAGCGTCTGCGTGAACAGTGGGAGCGGATGCACCGTGGGCCGGATCGTGCCCACCGGACGGCGGTGCTGCCCAACGGCGTGAAGGCCCACGAGCTATCGCAGAGCAACGAGGCGGCCCAGTTCCTTGAGACTCGCCAGTACCAGGTGATTGAGATCTGCCGGGCGTTCCGTGTGCCGCCGCACATGATTCAGGATCTCACCCGCAGCACGTACTCCAACATTGAGGTGCAGGGCACCGAGTTCGTGCAGCACTGCCTGCTGCCGCATCTCAAGCGGTGGGAAGCGGCCATTGCCCGTGACCTGATCGACGACGACGAGACGTACTTCGCCGAGCACAACGTCAGCGGCCTGCTGCGTGGCGACCATGCGAGCCGCTCGGCCTACTACGTCTCGGCGATCCAGAACGGGTGGATGTCGATCAACGAAGTGCGTGAGATGGAGAACCTCAACCCGCTCGGCGTCGAGGGTGACAAGCACTTCATTCAGCTGAACATGACCACGCTGGACAAGGCCGGCGAGGAGCCGCCTGCACCGGAGCCGGTGGCCGAGCAGCCGGTGGTCGAAGCCGAGGACAGCCCGGCCGATGAGCTCGAGGACGCCGCCGAAACAGAGGAGCAGACCGATGGAGATTGAGCGCCGGGACTTCGCCTTTGAGGATGACAACGAGCTCGTGGTCGAAAGCCGTGCCGACGGCCGGGCCGCCATCGTTGGGTACGCCGCCGTGTACAACCGGCTGAGCCTCGACCTGGGCGGGTTCAAGGAAGAGATCCTGCCTGGTGCGTTCGACAAGATTCTCGGCCGGCAGCGTGGCAAGGGCGACGTGGTCGCACTCTTCAACCATGACAGCAACATCGTGCTGGGCCGCACGTCCAGCGGCACGCTGGAGTTGTCCAGCGACGAGAAGGGGCTGCGGTACGTGGTGACGCCGCCCGTGAGCCGGGCCGACGTGCTCGAGCTCATCCAGCGGCGTGACGTGCGTGGCTCGTCGTTCGCCTTCACGGTGGACCCCAAGCACGAGTCGTTTCGCACCGGCGAGGACGGCAAGGCCGTGCGGCAAATCCGAGAGGTTTCTGGCCTGTACGACGTTGGCCCAGTGCTGGTGCCGGCGTACCCGCAGACGAGTGCCGGCGTGGCCATGCGTTCTTACGAGGCATGGCTTGCGTCACAGGGCGAGCCAGCGGCCCCGCCTGCTGTGCGTTCGGCCATGCGTGGCGTCGCCCAGGCGTGGGCCGCCATGCTGAGGCTGCGAAATGTCTGAGGCCCGCTGCACCTGCGGCGAGAAGTTGCGGTGCCGCTCTAGTCGTGCCTGCGGCGATGAACGGCAGCGGTATCTGCGTTGCCCACGGTGCGGTGCTCGTGCGGTGGCGTTTGTGAAAACAACACTTTCGCAAGTCAGGTTCTGCAAGAGGCCGGGTGCGTAGCGGCACAGTGGACTCCATCGGCAATCACGCCGCTGGAGATCACACATGGACCGCCTCTCGACTCTTCGCGCCGAAGCCAACGACGTTGCCGAGCGGATTGACTCGCTCACGGCCCTGCAGACCGACAACCAGGCTGATCTCGAGTCCCGTGATGCGGAGCTCACCGGCCTGACCGAGCGGGCTCAGAAGCTCGCCGCCTCGATCGACTTCGAGGTCAAGGTGGTCGAGTCGGCCAAGAATCTCCGCAGCGTGGCCGAGCGTTGCTCGCCGGCCCCCGAGGTGCGTGCGGTTGAGAATCGCATCGAGCCGGTGCGGGACGGCCGCAAGCTTAAGGCGTTCCGGTCGCACGAGACGGCGTACCGCTTCGGCCAGTGGCTGCGTGCCAAGTTCGCCGGCGACGACAACGCCCGGCGGTGGTGTGCTGACCACGGCGTCGAGAGCCGCACGATGGTCGAAGGCGTCAACAGCACCGGCGGGTTCAGCGTGCCGGACGAAGTCGCTGGGGAAATCCTGCGCAACGTCGAGACCTATGGAGTGGCCCCCACGGCCCTGCAGAACTTCTCGATGGCTTCGGACACGCTGATGATCCCGAAGCGGCTCACCGGCGTCACGGGCGCGTGGCTCGGCGAAGGCAGCGAGTTCACCTACAGCGACATGACCGGCACGCAGGTGCAGCTGGTCGCTCAGAAGTTCGGCGTG